CTCCAATCTTATGTAGACTTATCCTATCTATCTTTGCGATATATAGATTCTTTCTTTATGAATCTCCGGTTAAAGTTAAGGAAATAACAAATCCTTATACTGGATCGGCGACCATAATTAAAGAAATATCTACATTGATTCCTGCTTTCTTTAAAGCATTAATTTCTATTAATGCTTATGATCCAGAACTCGAAGGAGTTTGGGATAAACCTCTCTTTCCTATATTAACTAAGGGTCCTACAACAAGTTTTGTTGCAGAACCTCCAATTAAAGAACCAATTCTAAAAGGAAGACAAGGAAGATCTACTGTTAGACCAAGACTTTATTCAGCATATTTATCAAAAGGTAAATATGTTACTGAAAGAAGAAGTCCAACAGTGATGCCTAGTCTTTTTGGTGGTCCAAAATCAATTTGGTCCAGCCATAGATTATCGGTTCTTAGATCATGGTTAATACTTAATAGTACTAAATATGAATCTATATGGGAAGATCTAGTCTTCATTGCGGAAGCCTTCGGGGTTCCGTTGATGACTGGGATCAAAGGAGAGATTTCATCCTATTTATCAAGAATGCCTTTAATCCAAAGTTGGATTGATAAAAGTCCTAATTTCTTAGGACCAGACATTCTTGGTAAACTTGGTTTGAAACAGGAAGCTGCTGGTAAAATGAGAGTTTTCGCAATGGTTGATCCAATAACTCAGTGGGTATTGTATCCTATTCATAGATTTATCTTTGATGTAATATTAAAGAAAATTCCTATGGATGGGACTTTCGATCAAACTAAACCTCTTTTTAGAGGGATAGATAGATGGAAAGAACTTTACTCACTTGATTTATCTTCTGCTACTGATAGACTTCCAATCCTCCTTCAGATCAATATAATTAATTATATTTGGCCTGGTTTTGGAGAAAAGTGGGCTAATATTCTCGTTTCTAGAGAATATAGCTTACCTGGAAGCGATCAAAGCGTTAGATATGCTGTTGGTCAACCAATGGGTGCTTATAGCTCTTGAGCTATGTTAGCACTAACTCATCATTTTATAGTTCAAGTTTCGGCTTGAAGAGCCTGCGTTGTACCAGTTGGAATATTCTTTACAGAATATGCCATACTAGGTGATGATATTGTAATAGCAAATAAGGCTGTTAAAGATCAGTATTTAAAACTACTTGATCTCTTAGGAGTTAAATGTGGATTACATAAATCCATATTATCTCCAAAAGGAACAGCACTTGAATTTGCTAAAAGAACTTGGCATCAATTTATTGATGTAAGTCCTATTACAGTTAAAGAACTAGCTGCAGCATTATTTAATGCTACATCTCTAGTTAATTTAATGAAACATCACTCAGTATCTTTAGCTTCCGCTTTAAAAGTAGCCGGTTTTAAACACAACGTTTTAGGAGGTCTTAACAAGCCTTTTAGAAAATTGAATATGGCAGTTAGAAATGTTATTCTAGCTACCATTCTTCCTTCTGAAATAGAGACCTCTTCCGAATTATTTGGAAGAAGTAGTTTAACTAAGTATTCTTGGGAACCTAAATTAGGTGACCCAAAACTTATTGAACTACTACAAGGTCTTTTATCAGAATTAAGAGACTCAACAGTTGAATTTTCTGAGAAGAATATTATGACTTACGGATCTATGTATCAACATAATCTGTTAGTCGATAAGAAATTCTTTAGAAATCCATCTGGAGCATTCATGAAGTTTGATACTACTTTGAACAGCACATTTACTGAACAATCAGATTCAGTAGTAATCTTGGTATCAAGACTCAGTCAAACGATTGAGGCCTTGAACAATCCCGTTTGGGTAAGTATGACTGATCCTCTAGAAGTTTTACTAGAGTATCAATACTGCTTAAGAGAAAGTGCAAAATTAAAAGGAATGATGAACACTGAAGTTGCAACTGCAAAATTCGGTGCTGATCCATTCGCTGTTAAAATGTGGAAGCTCTGGTCACAGACAGTCGCCGCACTAACTAGATTTAATTCAAATACTGATGTAAATGATGAAATATAGCTTTGTGTATTTTCTATTATATGGTGTAGTAATTAATACTATACCATGGGACAATGTCCCTTCTAATACTAAGCAACTCATTGTTGTTAATATTCTAGAAATAGAAGATGTATCAGCGATGTTAAACCTTGGTATAGAAGAAATAGAGTTACTCTTTGTGAGTACTTCATCTTTAACTAAAGTTTTGAATTCTGGAAACTATTAAAATTAATTAATGAAATTAATTAAT